CGTGGAAGTCGGCGTAGTCGCTGCTGGCCTCCCATTGCCGCTGCACGGCTTCGACGTCGCCAGACGGGCAGGTGCGTTCAAGCCATTCTTCGAATGCGGCCTGCTCGTCCTTCGCATCGTCCTGTGCTCTGACCGGCACCGCATGGGCCCCGTTATAGATGCACCGCGATCCCTGCCATACGCCTACGCTGACGCCACGAGGGTCGGGGTCTAGGGATACGGTGATGGCGTCCTGGGAGCTGGCGGGAGGGGTGCAATCCGGGCACGGCTCGGCGGTCAGGATGTTGCCGACTGCGCCCTCGTCGTTGCAGGTCTGGCAGGGTTCAGCGGGTAGCGGCTGCCAGAGCGTGGGCACTTCGCTACCTTCCAGACGGGTAGCGTCCGGCCACTGCGTGAACCAGTCCTTGGCGAAAAGAGTCGCCTCGTCGTAGGCGTCGATCTCGTCCTGGGTCATCGGGAACGAATCGGCCGACGTGTAGCTGGCGATGAACTGGCCGCAGTCGCTGCGCCACGCCAGGATCTCGGTGCCGTCCTTCGGCGCAGTGCTTATCGGCTTCCAGCCGGCGGGGAGGATGGTCATGGTCAGGCTCCTTGGGCGCGCGCGGCTTCGAGCTCGGCGCGGATCTGGGTTTGCAGAAGAAGGTCGGTCTGGTCGTCGGGGTCAGCGGTGGCCATGGCGCGGCGCAGGGCGGGCATGGTGGTGGCCAGGCCGGCCATGGTTTCCTCTCGGATCGGCACCAGGTACTTCAGGGCGATGTGCAACTCGCGCAACGGCTCCAGCGGCAGCGTGCGGTTGTGTCGCGTGCACCACATTTCGAAGTGCCAGATAACGCCCTCGATCGCGCCGGCGGCCTCATACCATTTGCCGTCGCCTGCGCGAAAGTCCGGGAAGCCCTGGGCATCGGTGTGCACGGTGCCGTCGCGGTTGATCTGGTCGATGATGGCCTCAAGCGGGCGCAGCACCAGGTCGGTAGCGACGAGCATGGGCGCGCGCTTCTCGCGTTGGACGCGGCGGCCGGCTCTTACGCGGGCCTGCTGCTTTTCCATCATGCGGCGCTGCTGGCGGTTCATGGCGGGGATCATGGTCGTTCTCGGAATAAGAAGGCCGGGCACCGGCAGCGGTCGGAGTAGGGGGGAGTCCCGCCGCCGGGCCGGCCATTGATCGTTACGCCGTCTCCGGCTCCAGGTTCAGGCCCAGCGATTGCTGCTTTTCCTGGGCGGGCGTGATGCTGATGTCGATTTCGCCGCCCATGACTTCATAGAGGCGCTTCATCTGCTCGCCGCTGGGCGTAGCCTTGATGCGGAACGTCAAGATCACGCTGCCACCTTCCATCAGTTCCGCGGAGAAGCCGTCCACGTCAACCGTATCCAGCTCGATGTCAGAGCCGGCGCCACCCAGACCGAAGCCGATCACGACGCTGGCGCCCACCAGCTTGACGCCCAGGCGCAGGCGCTCGATCAGGTTGCCGAAGCGGCGCACGGTCGGCAGCGCTTCAGCGATCTGGCCTTGTTGCTCGTCGGCCTTGTAGAGCATGGCGCGCAGCGTCGGGTGGATCATCGACAGGATTTCACTGCCGGCCTGAACCTGGACCTTGAGATCGCAGGCCGGGACGTTTTCCTCGCCGTGCTTCTCGGGGCGCGGGTTCAGGTGGATCAGCTTGGCGGTGGTGGTTTCGAGTTCGAATGCCATGTTGTTTCCTGGTGATGGTCGATGGTTACGGCAGGGCGAGGCGCTTGCCGGCGTCCTCGATGAGAGCCATCATGGCGCGCACGCGATGCGTGTTATCCAGCACGATCTGGGCGATCTGCGTGTCCGGCTGCGGGTAGGGAGCCGTACCGCACGCCTGGCTGTCCTCCGTGCAGGAGAGCACCGGGCCCAGGCGACTGGTCAACGTCGAGGCGGCGAATTCGCACTTGGCGATCGTGCTGGCGAGCGCATCGAGCGCGTCCAGGATCTCGCCGGAAGACTGCGGGGTGCTGCCCAGCGCTGAGGACATGGAGGGTTGGGTGGCCTGCTGGACCATCTGGCCGAATTGGTGGTTCATGGATTGCTCCGTAGGTTGTGCTGCTGGGGAAGGATTAGGCGGCCAGGCGCTTGAGCTGGGCCACCAGCTCGTCGCGCTCGGCCAGGAATTGCAGGACCGCCTTTTCATGCGCGGCCAGTTCCTCGGTGGTGGGGGTGTAGCGGCAGACGAAAAGCTGCAGGTCTTCCGGGAAGCGCGGGTCGAACGACACGAAGTCGGCGAACTCGGCGCCGGTGACCCAGACGTTGTGCAGGCACTGCGGGCGGTACTGGTCCGGCACGACCTGACCCTGCAGATACTTGATGTGGTTCGTGCTTTTGGGGGCCTTGATTTCCAAGACGCCGGTTCGGCTGTCCTCTTCGAAGAACCCGTCGACACTGCAGCCCACGTCAACGTCCGGCAGGTACATGAATCCGGACTCCAGGGCGATGTTTCCTGAGACCTGCTCGTAGGCCATGCGCGCAAGCGGTTCGTTGTCGATTCCGTGCTGCATTTCCTTGGTCACGAAGGCATCCGCTGCTGGCTCGCCGGTGAGCTTCTCGACCGCCAGTTCCATCAAATAATCGCCGCGCTTCGTAGACCAGCCCTTCGCGGTGGTCGCCAGCATGTCGGCCACTCTGGATCCAGTAACGCGCCCGCATCGGGCCAGTTTCCAGGCGTCCGTTCCCTGCTCGTGAGGGGACAAAATGTATCGGCTCATATCGTGCTCCCGGGGTGCAGACGGTGCTTCGCCTCCAGATACGCTGCCTGTGCAGCCTCAACGGTGTCGAACAGGCCAAGATAGGTGTCGCGCTTGTTGACGCAGATACGTGAAGTGAAGCGGCCATCGACATGCCGATAGACACCGAGCACGCCGGTACTCTTGTTGCGAGCAGATGCGCGCCGCTGGTTTTGAAGGTTCTCCGAGCGGCTTACGTCGCGGAGATTGGCGATGCGGTTGTCGCTGCGGATTCCGTTGATGTGGTCGACGTCGTGTTCCGGCCATGAGCCATGCACGTACAGCCAAGCGAGCCGATGGGCACCATGTTTTTTGCCCGCGAAATGGAAGTGCAGGTAACCGTTGTCCTTGCGATGGCCGGCAACCTTGCCGGTTGATCGGCGGATGAAGACGCCAGTGGTGGGGTCATAGGCGAATTTCTCGCGCAGTTCTTCTGCGGGGTTCATTCCTGGTTTCCTCCTTGGTCGTCACGGCCGAAGCCGTCGTCTGACGGGTCGCGCTGCGGCTCGTCGATGGTCTTGCCGTCGTCGGGCGGCGTGTCGGTGGGCACGGCCTCGCCGCGCAGCACGGCACCGCGGGCGGCCACGGCGGCCTTGAAGGCGTTGTAGACAGTCATGTCCTTGGTGGCGCGCACCTCGGCCAGGCCGTCCTTCCACACCTTCTCGAGCGCGGCGGCGTCCGGCGCGGCTTCCACCAGCTTGCGCAGGCGCGGCAGCAGATCGGGGTCGACAGGCGCGCTGGCGGTCGTGGCCAGCCCTTCGCCGCCGTCCGTGTTCAGGTGGTGGATTGCCTCAGACAGGCGGTCGTTCTTGGGCCAGTACTTGTATGCGCGCTTGACGACCGTCTTCTTGGCCATTTCGCCGTAGTCGGTCTTCCAGGGAGACGACTTGCCGGACTTCACCGACTGCGACCGGTTCATGATCCCGTCGATGTCGTCCTTGCTCATGGGCGTGGTGAGGTAGTCGCCGTCTGCGGTCTTGACCACCACGTAGGCGCCGACGATTTCGCCGCGGTCCTTGCTGAATGGGTTGAAAACGTGCGTGGGCGGCGCGTCGAAGCCGTTGAGCGCGAAGTTGTCGGCCTCGCGCACCAGCTCGGCCTGCGCCCAGCGGATGGAACCCGTGGCCACGGCCAGGTCGATCAGGCCCATGTAGCTGATGTCCAGGCAGATCCGGCCATCGCGCGGCACCAGATAGGCCTGGCGCTTGGCGGGATTCAGGCTGATGCCGATGGCGGCCACGTTCGTCACCGCGTTGATCACGGACTGGCGGTTGCCGGTGGCGATCTTCAGCGCAAAGTCGTTGTTCTGCAGGACCTGGATCGCAAAGCCGGCTTCCTTCTCGAAGTTGATCGAAGGATCGGTCAGCACCGCGGCGAACGTGCCGCGGCTGTCGTAGATGTCCTGGGTGATTACGGCGAGGTTGTTCATGCTGATTCCTGGGGGATGCCAGACCGCAACCGCAGCTCGCGGATGGTGTCGGCGGTGAATTCACTATCGGGCGAGTGGCCAAACCATTCGCATGCGGCGACAACGCCGAAAGCGCGAATGGCGTTATCGAAAGCGTCAGCCGGCACCCGCTCGTCTACGGGCGGAATCTCGCCGGGGCCACCGTGGGGGATGCGGTGCATGTTCATTCCTTCGCGACGACCACGGTCTTGCCGCAGCCTTCGCAGGCGGTGAGGGTGGATTCGTCGCGCTGCTGGCGCTCGCCGTAGCCGAAGACCAGGGCGGTAAGCACAGCGGCGACGATGAAAGCGGACAGGCGGGCGTCGCGGTCGCGCAAGAGGCGGCGGATCATTGGTCACCTCGAGCTTTAAGCATGGCGTCGGCCATGGCCCAGCAGTGGCGCGCCCAGGCCTTGAGCGATTCCTTCGTTTCGCGCGTGCCGATGTAAAACATAGGAGGCTCGGCTGCCTGCATGGCTTTGGCAGCGAAGTAGTCCCGCAGCGTCATGCCCATGTCCCAATTGCCCCAGTTCTCGCTATCCGGAACATTCGGGAAGGCCGGGCCGCCGTCGTTGATCTCGTTCATGCTGACTTCCTCAGAAAGGCCATGGCGCGGTCGCCCAGCAGGCCCAAGGGGTAAGCGGCGCACAGGCCGCACAGGATGAAGAGGGCGACGTTCATTTGCCGGCCCGCCATTCGACGACCGAGTCGTAGAGGCACAGCGCGCCGATGAAAATGAAGAGGATCATTTGCACGCCTCCAGTTCATCCGGATCCATTTCCTGGATCAGGCGGTTGGCTTCGGCATGGATGCAGCCAAACAGATGCTTGCGGATTTCCTTGCCAGCGCTCGGGATCTCTTCGCCGTCCAGCAGCACGATGGAGGTGCCGATCTGGAGCTTGCCCAATTGGTCGAAAATCCACGCGGACCAGATGCGTGCTGACTGCCCGTAGGCGCCGCCCGTCTCGTTGTAGAGGCAGGCCAGCACAGCTTTGACCGCCTGCGCCTCGGTGACGCTCGGCAGATCCTCGTCGGGCGGGTCATAAGGCAGCGTGAAGGGCGAGGCGGTGCGCGACGGGTCATCGCCCAGGCGCTCGAATGATTGGATCGCACCCATGATCAGTTCCGCCCTTCGTGTTCGGCCTGACGCGCCATCTCCTGGTAGTGCACCAGCGTGGCGAAGCGGCGGAACTCGTCGGCCCAGCCGGTGCGGATGCGCTTGCGGTTGTTCGCGTCGCCATGCTCCCAGGCCGCGGCCAGCGTGCGGATGAAGGTGTCGCCGGTGCGGCTCATTTCGAGCACGGCGCGCTCATCAGTCACGGGCGGGTAGGGCAGTTGGGGAGCGGGTGGGGCCTTGGCGTCCATCCAGCTGGGGGCCTTGGCGCGGGCCTCCAGCAAGTGGTCAGCAGCGATCAGGGCTTCCGTGGCGGAGGCAATGGCTTCCGCGGCGTGCTGCTGGCCGTCTTCCACGGCGGCAACCAGCACGGCGCGCACGGTGTCCTCGAAGAGGTATTTCATGGATGTCTCCTTGCCCCGGCACCCGGGGCGGGGTGGGGTGGGGGTATCAGGCGGGGATCGTCACGACGACGGTGTTGACCATCGTCCCGGATGCCTTGAACGAGGCATCCGGCAGCGGCGTGATGCAGCCACCGTGTTGCTCGACCAAAGCGCGAAAGTCGTTGGTCAGCCTGTTTTCACGGAAGGTGACACCAGCGCTCATCACGGCAACCAGCAGGCCGCTTGGCTTCAGGAAGCGGTGGGCATGCGTGACGTGCTTGATGTCGGCCTGCTTCAAGAACGGCGGATTCATCACCACGCGGTCGTAGCCCTGAACCACCGGAATAGACATGAAGTCCGCCTCGCGCACGCAGAGGCGTTCGTCGGCGCGCAAGATCTGAGCGTTGGCCGCCATCAGTTCTATGCAATCGACGTGCGCTCCTGCCTCTGCGCAAGCCTTTGCGATGGCGCCTTGCCCAGCGCTGGGCTCCAAAACGGTCATGCCGGGTTGAACGTCAGCGAGGTCAAGCAAGACGCTGACAACTTCTGGGGGAGTCGGAAAGAAGTTGAATTCGTCCTTGGGAACTTCGACATGCCCGGTCAAAATGATCTGGTCCAGACGGTCGGCAGCGTCGCTATCGAAGACGTGGGCGCGAGCTTTGCGGTTCCACTTGCCGCCGGCAGCCTCCAGCACCTTGTTGGTCTTCTCGTACAACTTCCGGTCCAACTGCCCGGTCAGAACCACAGCATTCCCGGTCGCTTGCGCGGCGCTGAGGACGCTCAGAACTGATTGCTCGACTTGCATTGCTGTTCTCCCTGTCTGCTCACCGGGTGGTGAGTGCATGGGGAGATTATTAGCCAAAGCTAAGATTCATTCAATAGCCATGGCTAACTATTTTGTAACAGCAAAGCGCCCGGTCACCGAAATGGTGCCGGGCGCTATACAGAAGCTAAGTAATTGCTAGAGCGGAATTAAGCCGATTTCGGCAAATCGTTCCGTCGGATCCTAGAAATTTTCGCTTCGATGAGGGCGGTGATGTCGTCCTTGTCAGCTTGAGATAGCTGTTCGAAATCCGCCGGGCTGATGGTTGGGAACGGCCAACCAACATTCGGTGCGTTGCGCTTCTTCGGCCCGTGCCCGTCGGCAAGCCAAGCCTCGTTCACCTGGAGAAGTTGGGCGGCAGCAACAAGGTTCGCACCCCGGATGTTCTTCGTGGCGCCGTGTACCCACTTGTGTACGGACGGCGCTTTTGCGCCCGTAGCCCGCGCAAGATCGGCGGCAGTTACGCCGGTGTCGGACATTGCCTCTGCGAGGCGTTCTGCGAGTGTGCTCATTAGCCAATGCTAAGTGTGAAATTGTTAGCCATGGCTTGCTTTGAAATCTTAGCTATGGCTAAATATGCGTCATGGACACCAAACATCCCGACTCCGAAATCATCGACGCGCTCGGTGGAACTGCAGCCGTCGCCCGCCTTTGTCAGGTGAAGCCGCCATCGGTATCTGACTGGCGCAAGGAAGGAATTCCCCAGGCCCGGCGCATGTATTTGCAGGCAGTGAGGCCGGAGGCGTTCAGCCCGCCGCCCGAGCTGGCCGAGCAGCAGGAGGCCAGCCATGTCTGACACCAAGCACACTTTTTCCGTCACCCCCAAGACTGTGTACGTCGTGACGCACGCCCAAAGCGGCGAATGCGAGGGTGGCGTGGAGACGGTCGGCGAGTTCGACAGCCATGAGCGGGCCGTCATAGTCGCCCAGGCGCTGCGTGATGCTACGCCTGGCGCGACGCTGGAGGCAGTGGAGCAGGGCAACGCTGGCCCGCTCCACTGGCGTTCGGCTACCGCCCCTTGAGAGCGTTGACGATGTCCGTCTTGATCGCCACTGGGTCTATCTGCGCTGAAAGAACTGTTCCGCAAGACGGGCAGTTGAGGGTGATGCATTTCCACCCCTGCCCGCTCGGCGCTCGCCCTTCGACTCCTGTGATTTTGAGGCTCGAAACAGTCGCCTCGCACTTTGGACATTTGCCAGCCATGAGAACCCCTCCTGTGGGGAAAGTTGGTAGTGGTTGGTCGCCACGCCCGGGTATCCCGGGCAACGCCGATCGTAGCCGCAGGAAGGGGTTCTCGCCAGTTTCGGGCTGTCATAGCTCAGTGCACCGTCGCGCCGGCACGGTCATCGGTCGCCCACGCCATGCGGTCACGCTCGGCGCGCAGCTCATCAAAGATATCCAGCACCGCTTTCTCGCTCGGGTCCACGAAGGTCCGGCGGGCGATGTCTTGGGCGTGCTGCAGAAGCTTTTCGGTTTCGGTCATTTTTTCCATGCCGCCAGTGTGCGCGGCCCCGCATGCAAGTGCATGCAGATCTTTTTGAACAAGGTTGAACGCAAATGAACGCGCCTGCATCGGTGCAATTTCACGTTCAGAAGCCCTCTATGGAACAGGCGCTTCGGAACGCCCTGACCAACCCCAAAACCTGCGGCATTGTGCGTGATCGCCTGGAATGGGATAGCAGCCAGGTCAGCAAGTTTTTGTCCGGGGGCATGGGCGTGACGATCGACAAGATCGACGCGGCGATCGAGGTCTTGGGGATGGTCGTCACCACGCCTGCATACATGGACTTTCTGGCCTACGGCGCAAAGATCGGCGCCAACTGTTATTGCGCGCGCGCCGGCGCGGGTGATTGCAGTTCGAGGTAGGAATGCGCCAGCGCCTCCTGAACCCCAAGACCTTCATCCTGCTGAGCCCGAGCCAGCAGGCCGCTGCGCAGACGTTCCTGGCCAATCTGCCGCTGGACGCCGACGAGCCGCTGGAGGTGGTCGTGCGTGAGCGCGTGAAGCCCCGCAAGCTGTCTCAGAACGCGCTGATGTGGAAGGGCCCGCTGTCGGACATCGCCGAACAGGCGTGGGTGCTGGGGCAGCGGTTCCCGGCCGAGTCTTGGCATGAACAGTTCAAGCGCGATTTCCTGCCCGAAGAGTTCGACCCGGAGCTGTGCCTGGAAGGCTACCGCAAATGGGACTACACCCCGCGCGGCGATCGCGTGCTGGTGGGCAGCACCACCATGCTGACCGTCAAGGGCATGGCGCAGTACCTGACGCAGGTTGAGGCCGCCGGCGCTGAGCTGGGCGTCGAGTTCCGCACGCGAGGGGGCCGCTGATGCTTCGCCGCTCGCCTCTCACCCGCAAGACCCCGCTGCGCGCTACCACCGGCCTGCAGCGCACCCCATTCAAGCGCCGCGCACCGAAGAAGCGCGCCGGGCACGAACCCAAGTACCTGGCCGCGTGTCGCGGCGAACGCTGCTATCTCCAGTTCGCCGGCTGCTGCAGCTATGAGGGCGACCCTACGGTCGTGCCCGCGCACCAGAACGAAGGGAAGGGCATGGGCCTGAAGGTCCACGACCGTTTCACCGTTCCCGCCTGCCACTTCTGTCACGCGCTCTATGACCAGAGCGGGATCGCCCGCGAAATCAAGCGCGCCACCTGGAACTGGGGATACACGAGGTGGGAACCCGTGCGCGCCCAGAAGATGGCCGCCAACGACAACACCATCAGGGAGGCGGCATGAAGCGCCCGTCATTCCAGTTCTACCCCGGCGACTGGACCGGCAACAGCAACCTGCGTCGCTGCACGCACGCCGAGAAGGGCGCCTGGCTGGACATCATGTGCCTGATGCACGACCAGGAAGAGTATGGCGTGCTGCGCTGGCCTCTGAAGGAGATTGCCCTGGCCGCCGGCTGTCCAGTGGCGCTGGTCAAGGCGCTGGTGTCCAAGGGTGTGCTCAAAGGTGATGACGCAGAGCTTACCGAGGCCTTCGTCTATACCCCGCGGAGCGGTCGCAGGAATGGCGATCCGGTCGATCTGATCACCACCCAAGCCGGGCCAATCTGGTACTCAAGTCGCATGGTGAAGGATGAATATGTCCGCACCATTCGGGGGGAAGGATCGCGCTTTGGTGAAGGCAATGATGCAGCATCTAAGGCCGCACCAAAGCAACCATCCAAGGCTTCACCTAAGCCCCCCTTTGGTGACGGCTCTTCATCTTCATCTTCATCTTCTCCTTCGGGAAAAGATAATCCCCCCAACCCCCCGGCGGGGGGAGAGGGCTGGTCGTTGCCGGACTGGGTTCCTGCTGAACCCTGGCGGCAATTTGAGGAAATGCGGCGGAAGAAGAAAAAGCCCATGACCGACGCCGCCCGCAAGCTGGCCGTGACGAAGCTGGACGCCCTGCGCGGTGCTGGCCACGACGTGGGGGTCATGCTGGACCAGTCCATCCTGCACGCCTGGGACACGTTCTACGCCCCGAAGATGAACGACGGACCCGCACAGGGCGCCTTTGGCAATGACCAACCGTGGACGGGGGCAGTGTGATCGGCCATCAATCCCTCTTCGACGCCCGCTTGAAGGGCTTCCAGCCTGCCGACGTGTGGGTGTCCTGCGTGCCGGAAGGACAGGCCTACGGCAGCTTCACGCACCCCGATGCGCAGATTGGTCGGATGACGAACGGGCGCTGGGTTGGCCTTCCCGAGATTCACATCCACGACGGCGAGAACGCGGCGCTGCTGGACCTGCGCGTGGTGGTCGGTCTTGTCGTCCACATCCTCGCGCCGAACCGCCGGCGCGCCCTGCAACTGATGCGCCGGGTGTCGGAGTGCGACCCGGCCAAGATCATCGCCTCCGGTCCGTGGGGCCTGATCATCTGGCAACCGGCGCAGGAAACCCAGGAGTACCCCGCATGAGCCAGATTCTCACCCCCAACGATTTCGACTTCCGGGCGTACATGGAGGAAACCGAGCCGCAGGCCAAGGTGCTGGCCGCCGAGGCGTGGCGCGACGATCTGGTCCGCTCGGTGGAGCATGGCGACCAGCTCACCGGCGCGAAGCTGCCGTGGTCCAAGACGCACGACCTGCTGCGCTTCCGCGCTGGAGAGGTGACCTTGTGGCAGGGCATCAACGGCCACGGCAAGTCCGAGCTGCTGGGCCAGGCCTGCATCGGCTTTGCCACCCAAGGCGAGCGCGTCTGCATCGCCTCGTTCGAAATGAAACCGCAGTCCACCCTGAAGCGCATGCTGCGCCAGACCGCCATGAACGGGCGACCCAGCGTGCAGGCCGTCGACCGCCTCATCGACTGGTCGCGCGATCGCCTGTGGCTGTACGACCAGCAGGGGACGGTAACGCCGCCCATGCTCTACGCCGTCGCACGGTACTGCGCAGACCGCAAGAAGGTGCGCCACATGGTCATCGACAGCCTGATGAAGTGCGTCCGCGGCGAGGACGACCACAACGGCCAGAAGGACTTCGTGGACATGCTGTGCACGCTGGCGCGCGACCTCGGCATCCACGTGCACCTGGTGCACCACGCCAAGAAACAGGCCGACGAGGACCAGGTGCCGGGCAAGTTCGCCGCCAAGGGCTCGGGCGCCATCGTCGACCAGGTGGACCAGATGCTCACCGTCTGGCGCAACAAGCGCAAGGAGCGCATCGCCGAAGCCGAGCTGCGCAAGGACGGCGAGGTATCCGCCGACACCTCCGACCTGCCAGACGCGATGCTGATCTGCGACAAGAACCGCCACGGCGAGTGGGAAGGGCGGATCAACCTCTGGCGCCACGCCGAAAGCCTGCAGTTCACCAGCGACAAGCGTCGCCAACCCATGGACATGATCGGAGCCCTGGCATGAACCTCACCCCCACCGAAGCCTACGACCCCATGGCGGGAACGCTGGCGAGCATGCAGGAAGCGCCGGACAGCTTCGCGCGCGTACCGTACAGCGTCGACACCTGGGCGCAGGATGGCGCCCAAACGGCCCCCGATGCCTCGCCACGCCGCGCCAATGCTGGATCTACGGTGGCGCCCACGGTGGGCCCGACGGCCTACACCCTGACGCTGCCGTATCCGATTTCGGCAAACCGCTACTGGGCCAGCCGCACTGTCACGCCCCGCGGCGGCAAGTCCTTCACGACCACCTACGTGACCCCGGAGGCCAAGGCCTACAAGGCGCAGGTGCAGAAGCTGGCGCTGGTCGCGGGCGTGCGCAAGCCGATAGCCGGCCGGGTGCGGGTCGAGCTGACGCTTTACCCCAACCGCCCGCAGGACTGGAAGACGCGCATGCGCAAGGCCGGCGCCGCCTGGGATGACTCCGTCCAGTGCCTGGACCTGGACAACGCCCAGAAGGTCGTGCTGGACAGCCTCAAGGATGTGGTTTTCCAGGATGACGCCTGGGTCTGGGAAATTCAGGCCCGCCGTGCGGAGCCGGACGAATTCGGCGCGCGGCTGATGGCGGTGGTTACGCCGCTGGCCGTGGCGCAGCCTCAAACCGACCTCTTTGGCGCCTCGGCGCAGGAGCGCAAATCATGAGGTTCCATTTCGGCATCAGCGATAAGCGCGGCCGCCTTTCCCGCGTGTGGTTCTACTGGAGGCCGAGGGCGTTCTTTCATCGGCCGGCCATTTTCAGCAACTGGAGCCTGAGCATTTTCTGGCTCTGCTTTCACATCCATGCCGAAGGCGGCGGGAAGGGGTTGGCATGAACAAACCGCACATCAAGCTCATCGGCGGTGTCTGGCGCTGCCAGTCCGCCGACGTGATGAACACCGGCCAGACGCCGCGTCAGGCGTTCAACCGATGGCTGGAAGCCACGATCAAGGCCGGCCTGGAGCATTACGGCCAGGCCAAGGCCATCGTGGAACTGCCTAAGCCGAAGCGCGAGCGCTCCCAGCGCCGCCCGCAGAAGCCCAAGGCACTCAGCGGCTTGGACATCCCGGTCTTCGTCGCCGGCCCGCGCACCACCAACGCCATGGCGCGCCCGGCGCTCAGCCTCTCGTCGGTTGGCCTGCGCCTGAACGGCGACCGCGCGCTGCAGGCCCAGCCGAAGACGCCCTCGCTCTCGGGCGGCCGGCGGGGAGGGGAGTGATGGGGAAGATCATCAGCCGCGTGCGCCAAAGGGAGCGCGCCAGGGTCCAAAGAGTTCAGGAGCAGTACGTCAACCCAGCACCGGGCTGCGCATACCAAGCCGTAGCCGCAGCCGAAAAGACGATTTGCGAGATGCGGGCGGGATCGGCGATGACGATCCGTTTGTACGGGTACGTGGCCGCCCTGGTTATCTGGGTGGTGTTTTGCGTCTATTGGATTGTCTGGGGGCTGTGATGCTTAAAAAACGTGAAAACCAGCTAGCCGAGAACCCATTCCGCGAGACCCTGGAAGACCTGCTGACCACCTGGTACCACTGGACCGCAGCGCAGCGCCCGCACCTGGGCAATGCCCGCAGCTCGCCCATGTTCCGGGACGCCAGGCCGACAGCCGGCAACGTGCATGACGATGACGACGTGGTCGCCAGCCGCCTGCGCGCTATCAAGGCCAGGGCGATGGACCACCTGATCGACAAGCTGCCGCGCTGGGAGCAGCGGGTGGCCGTCGAGTTGCACGTGGCCAACCGGATCGGCCCGCGCGTATGGCGCAACGCCCGCCTGACGCCCGAGCAGTTGGCCGAGTTCTGGGAGGAAGCGCGCGACAGGCTGGCGGCCGGGTGCGTCGACGCCGGTTTGCTGGAAGAAGCGGATGTCTACCCGCCCGCCTCATGGAGGCTTGCAAACGGCGAAATTCGGCAGTAGCATTGCGCCAAGTCTGGAAAAGTGCGCCCGCAGCCGAAAGGTTGGCGGGCGTTTTTCGTTACAGCCCTCGTTCTCTGGTGGTCCCAGAGGCGGGGGCTTTTTCATTGAGAGCCATGGCCACGAAACCAACTAGCGCGAATCCTCCCGCCGCTGGTGGGGGAGTCGCGCCCGCGCCCGGAAAAGTACCGGGGAATACCGGGAATCTCCGGCGAGGCGGTGGTCGTCCCAAGGGCGTCCCGAACAAGGCAACGGCCGAGATCAAGGCGCTGGCCCAGCAGCATGGACCCGACGCGATCACCACGCTGGTGAAGATCATGCAGGGCGCGAAGCAGCCGTCAGCCTCGCGCGTGGCCGCCGCCAAGGAACTGCTTGACCGCGCCTATGGCAAGTCCGTCCAGCCCATCGAGGGCGGCGATCCGGACAAGCCCATCAACATGGCGCTGAGAATCGCCTTCCGGCGCCCTGGGGACTGACATG